GATGGAAGTAATGACTGTTTTAAAGCGTTGAAAGAAGCGGGGAAGTTGAAATGAGAAGGAGAAACCATGTACGTAACATATGACTACGAACGTGACGACCTAGATGGTAATAGAGGTGTTTTCTTAAGAAACCTACACTTGGAACCTAGTGTTGATTGGGTTCAAATTATATGGTACCTACAGGACACACACCCTGAGTGGTATTATGAGCCTGAGTTGTATTCACTACCTTCTAAGGTAGAAGTAGTAATGTTATGTGATGGTAGCTACTATAATTGTATCATTGATACAGAAGCATGGGAACTCAATAGTAAGTTAAATGAATTCAAGGAGCAATATGAAGGAACTTATAGCCCAACAAGTAGCTAATGAAATGGAAGCATATAATGGCTCCCTAGACAAGTATGAGGAACAACTTAAGAAAGCTATTAACAATGACTTTAGTAGTTCAAAGGAAGCCATCATACTCTTCAGAGCCTGTATAGACGGTCTTATAGAGTACCTAGACACCTATAAGACCTTGGATTTAAGATTAAATAATAGTAAGATACGTGACTTAATGTTTGGTGCTTACCCTAGTAGTAAGGACTTATCCTTTGTTATATTAAAGGTTGTAATTAGTAATGCTATTGGTGGTGAAGAGAAGACATTAACGCTTTCAAGTAGAATGGCTAAACAAATGTCTTCTTTCATACAGCTTGGTTTTCTAGAGCAACGTGAGGTTGATAAGGTAACTAGAATTAATAGAACACTTAAAAGACATAAGAAACATAAGCGTCAACGTGTATTGTTAAAGGAAGCTAAGCTTGCTAGTGGACTAGAAATAGATAAAACATTTCTATTGACACTTGGTACTACACTACTTGATATAGTATTTAAAAGTGGTATTATGTTACTAACTAAGACACAGAAGACTGATGCTACCTATATAAAACTTAGTAATGAAGCTAAGGAACTTCTAACTAAGTCCAAGGTATTCTTTGGTAGTTTATTGACTATTCACTACCCATTCATAACAACACCTAGGAGGTGGACAGGGCTTGAAGGAAGTGGTGGTTACTATACAAACCAACAGGTTAAGTTTATACGTACTAGAAGCTATAAGGACTTCACATTGATACGACAACATCAACCCAATGTTGAGAGGCTTATAGACATAGTTAATAACATACAAGAGACACCCTATAGGATTAACAAGCGTGTTCTAGAGGTTATGGAGTATGTTAATACACACTCTATATTAGACCCCAGTTCAACTGAAAGAAGCCCTTGGTTACTTGGTAAGGTACCTTATAATGAGAAGCTAAACCCTAAGGAAACCTTGGTATATGAGGACTATAATAAACCCTATGAATACTATAGAGCACTTGATAATCAAGAAGCTTCTATACAACGCATAGAGAGTAAACGGGTTGGTTATGAGTTGTCTTTAATGATTGCTAAGAAGTTTCAAAAATATAATAAAATATACTTTAGTTACAACGTAGACTTCAGAGGACGCTTATATCCTATTCAACAATACCTTAATCCACAAGGTACTGACATAAGTAAATCTATGTTAGAATTTGGTAATGGTTATCAGCTTACTGATGGTGGTTTCTATTGGTTATGTATACATGGTGCTAACTGTTATGGCTATGATAAGCTACCTTATGAAGACAGATTTGGCAAGATAACTAAGGAACACCATGATGAGATTATGAGTGTTTACAGAGACCCCTTAGCACATAGCAGGTATTGGTGTGATACAGATAGCCCATACATGTACCTAGCGTTCTGTTTTAGCTATGGTGACTATATAACTGACCCTAGCATACCTTGTTACAATGTCGTGGCTCTAGATGGCACCTGTAGTGGTCTACAGATGTATGCTGGATTACTAAAGGATAAGGAAGGTGCTCAGGCTGTTAATGTAATAAACAACGACAGTCGTACAATTAGTGATGTCTATAAGACTGTAGCTGATGTTGTTGAGACGCTCCTTCGTGATGGAGACTTCCCTAGGATATATGAAGTAACCACCAAGGGTGGTATGCCTAGAAGCATTAATACTGTTATGGAAGCACAAAGCTTACGAGGCAACGTCACACGAAACCTAACTAAGCGTAACGTAATGACACAACCATATTCAGTAACTCGTAGGGGGATGTTTGAGCAAGTCTATGACCTTCTTCAGGAGTATGAAGAGAACAATAAGGTATTCTGGAAGGGAGATAAATGGACTGTAGCTACCCTACTAGCTGACCTTAATGATAAGGCTATTACTAAGGTAGTTAAGGGAGCTAAGGAAGGCCAGAGGATACTTAAAGAGGTACTACATGAGGCCCTAGTAAAGGACATAGTAGACTATGCTTATTGGGAAACACCTTTGTTTAACTTCCCTGTACTTCAGAGGATTAAGAAAGAAAAACGTATGTTGTTAAGGGCTGGTTCACTAGGACAGCTTGTTCTATATAACCCAACAGACGAAACACATGTAATAAGGATGCTCAATGGTATTGCTCCTAATTTTATCCACAGCCTTGACGCTACTGTTTTGTATAGGACAGTGGAACTATGTCTTCAACAGGGAGTAGCTGAGTTTTGGTTAATACATGACAGCTATGGGGTACACCCTAATAATGTAGACACACTTAACACAGCCTTTAGACAGGCTTATTATGATGTGTTTAGTAATAATCCACTAGAGAGTTGGGCTACTACAATATTACCCAAAGGAGGTAAGGAATTATCACAATCAGTTATGATAAACACACTCAACCTAGAGGATGTTTTAGTAGCAGATTATGTTATAACTTAAAAAGTGCTTAATAGTGTGACCACTAGGGAAAGAACAAGAGAAGACTATAGTAATTACTATTATAGCTATTATTATAATATCACTATATAGATACTTTAATATACTATATATTAGTTATTATCACTAAATAGGTATTTTAGTAGTTACTATTATAACTATAACAATAATATACTTAAAGGAGTACATTTGTGACACACAAGGAAAAACTTAGTATGTTCTTTATATCATTACTAGAAGAGATTGAAGGTATTGATAATGAGGACATCAAGAAGCGGGCATTAGCTGGTCTACTACAACAAGTAGAGTTTCAGTTAACAGAGATACAGTATTTAGTTAGACAACTAAACAAACAATAACATAAACAAAAGGAGATATTATGGCAGTAGGTTCAGTAAAAGGTTTTAAAGTAGTAAGCCCTAAGGGTAAAGCATTGTGGTGTAAGTTTAAGGAACCTGAGCGTAAGTTTGACCCTAAGGGTGAAGTAGCTACAGACTTGGTGTGTGACCCTAGTGACCCTAGTGTTAAAGCATTTATTACTAAGCTAGAAGACTTACGTGATAAAGCATTTGAAGAAGCTAAAGCAACCCTTAAACCTGCACAATCTAAGACAGTTACTGTGGCACCTGTGTTTAAAGAAGAGCTAGACGAAGATGGTGAACCTACAGGACTTATCAAGTTCAAGTTTAAGACAAGAGGTTTAGATGACCGTGAGGGCTTTAAGATTAACGTAGTTGACGCTTCAACAGCTATTATTAAAGATGCACCTTTAGTTGGTAATGGTAGTGTTATTAGAGTTAGTGGTTATGCTAACCCATACCATATGCCTAGTACAAACGTAGTCGGGGTTAGCCTAGGCTTTAGTGGTTTACAAATTATTGACCTAGTTCCTTATGGTGGTAGTGACTTTGATGTAGAAGAAGACGGCTACACCTCAACAGCAACTACTGAAGACAGCGAGGACTTTTAGTTATGAGGGGGGTTAAACTAACCCTCCCTATTTATACCTCAGGTAAGAAGAAGAGTTTACTTGGTATGAATTGGTATGCAGAAGCACATTATAGAAGTAGAAATGATGAGAAAAAGAAGTATCATCTTAGTGTTGGTAAAATCCTACCAAATAGACTTAAAACACTTAAGTCCCCTATTAAAACACACTACAAGGTATTCTATAAGAACAGTCAATGCGATGCTTGTAACATCATAGCTGTTGTAGACAAGTTCCTTATGGACGCACTACAAGAACATAATGTTATACATGAAGACAATGTACTACACTACATAAGAAGTACATGGGAAGTTGTAGGACAAGACAGAGATAACCCTAGGGTTGAAGTAGAGATAAAGGAAACAAAAGGATTAACGTGTGGAAAATAATAAATACACTCAGGGAGTTCATCTTTACCATACTAGCTGTTCCGCTTGTGGTAGTAGCGATGCTAACTCTGTATATGATAATGGGACTGCTTACTGTTTTAGTTGCAGAGCATGGAGTAAGGTCACAGATGATGGCAGAGTTAAGATATATGATAAAAAGTATAACCCAATGATGCCTGAACTAGAATACAAGGACTTAGGTAAACGCAAGATAAACACATCAATAGCTAGGAAATTTAGCTATGGCTATACTGTTGATAGTAATGGTAATAACTGCCAAGGAGCAACCTACTATAATGATAGCGGTGTGCCTATTGCTATGAAGCTAAGGTATCCTGATAAGTCTTTTAAGTTCATTGGGCAGCCTAAGGAAGCTGGATTATATGGTAAACAACTATGGGGTTCTTCAGGAAAATATATAACTATTACTGAAGGAGAAATAGATGCACTAAGCGTAGCACAGGCATTTGATGGTAAGTACCCTGTAGTGTCTATACCTAATGGTGCATCAGCTGCTAAGAAGTCATTGAGTAAGGAACTAGAGTGGCTCAATAGCTTTGAGAAGGTATACTTGTGGTTTGATAATGATGACGCAGGTCGTAAGGCTATTGAAGAATGTGTACCACTATTTCCAGCAGGTAAGGTTAAGGTAATTAGCCACCCTAAATATAAGGATGCTAATGAGGTCTTAACAGAAGCTGGTATAGCTGAGGTAGTTAATACATTCTATAACGCTAAGGACTACAGACCTGACGGTATTGTTACAGTTGAGGAACTAGAAGACTTAATTACTAAACCTGTAGAGTATGGCTTACCTTGGTGCTTTGAGGGCATTACTAAATTAACCTATGGTAGACGACTTGGTGAAATACATTTACTTGGGGCAGGTGTCAGTATAGGTAAGACAGACTTCATTATGAATCAAGTAGCTTTTGATGTTATGAATGGTATCAAAGTTGGTACATTTATGCTTGAACAGAATGTATTAGAAACACTCAAGAGAGTTGCAGGTAAGATTGATGGTAAACACTATCATTTACCTAATGATGATAATAAGTATGATATAGAACAACTAAAGAAGACAGCAGGTATCATTAAAGAAACTGATAACCTCTATATGTACAATAATTTTGGTAGTCTTGATTGGGAAGTCATTAGAGATAAGATTAGGGTAATGGCGCATAACTATGGTGTACAATGCTTCTATATAGATAACATGACAGCCCTTACAGCACATGCAACAGATGAGAGACGGTTCATTGATGGCTTCATGGAGAGTGCGGCTACCTTAGCACAAGAACTTAATGTTTGGATACTTATTGTAAGCCATCTTAATCCACCTAAGAAGGGCGCGAGCCATGAAATGGGAGGTAGGGTAGAGCCTAGCCAATATACTGGTTCAAGGGCTATTATGCGCTGGGCACACTATATGATGGGCTTAGAACGTAACTCACAACATGAGAATGAACAAGAGCGTAGCAAGGTAATCCTTAGGTTTATTAAGGACAGGTACTCAGGTAGTGCCACTGGTAAAACTATAAGCCTTAGGTATGACCAAGTAACTGGGTTACTACGAGAGGTTGATGAAGAGTTTACCAGTGTTGAGGCTGAGGATTTTGAAGATAATGGAGGTGACTACTGAAAACCATAATCTATGACATAGAAAGCAATGGACTACTACATGATGCTTCTACAATACACTGTATAGGAGTAAAAGTTGACAACGAGGAAACA